CGGAATTTGAGTGACCCTTGCCAATTTCCAAAACATGTTGCCATGTGAGCAAGGGGAGTCATATGAATTTCTTCGCTCACGTTATCGAGCTGCATTGGCAGTACTCGAGTGTTCCAAAGGAGAGAGTCCGTAGCCTGGTCAGGCTCCCATGCAAACGAGGTTAAGTAGCTTTCTCGCATACAATACTCAGTGATACCCATCTCGTCTTGACCTGCAAGGCCAACTGTTCGAGAATCTACCGTTAGCTCGGCTTTGCTGTCGAGCGTCAACTTAATGACGGCATCGGCTGCATCAGTAGATGCCAAATTACCAGTAGGCGAAGGTTTCATAATCTGCGTATCAGTAATAACGGCTGGTCTGCTATAACCAAAAATTTTGGCAACATTAGCAGTAGCACCAGCTGCAATCTGCGAAGCTGTCATGTACGGACCAATAACAGGGAGTGAAGACAACTGTCCAGCCGCTCTAGCAATTGCTGCGGCTGGTTTAGAAATAATACCAGTGCCATACTCATCAGAAGCAATCGAATTGCCCTGGTCTCTAGAATTAAGAGCACGAGCACGGCGACGACCACTTTGAGAAACAAGTGGTGGATCGGAGTTTGTAGGCATAGTGAGAACAACATCCTCAGCCCACAAATAGATAGTGACAGTAACGGGGTCGTTACCGCCATTAGCGTGGAGAAGGTTACCAAACGACCTGATAACAATGTCTCCCATATCTGTCCAATCAGCGGCGGGAATATCCAAATAGTTCTTGTCCCAGAAAAACGGTAAGCAGAGTTCACCACCCGTATTTTTAGTCGGGTTAAGAAAAAAGTGAGGTTTCTGCGACGCTTGTATATTATCCTGTAAAATGAACGCCCGATCGGCCGTAACCTCGTCTCCCCTAGTAAAAGGGTTGTATGAAACGAGTGCTCGACCATAATGAAATTTAGTACCAGAAATAACTATTTTACAATGTAACTTCATTCGAAGGAGTTGATAATTTTTGATTTTGTCCCTAACGTAGGGATTCTCACAGAATGCCTGCCAAGGATTAAATTTGTAATATAACCCTTGTCCAACGACCCAAGTCTGTGCAGACTGGCG